ATGAGTTTTATCTACAACACGGGCCAACAGAATTATCAACCTTACTAGGAGGAGTTAAGTGAGTGACTACAAAGAAGGAATTGACACAGATGGCAGAGTATCTGAAGGAATTGGGGATGGTAATAGTCTCCATAGACTTCAAGAATGGTACTATTACAGTCAAACCGATTCCGACAAGAAGTTAGATTCGGAGTTCGTTGCTAATGTGTGGCGAATCCTTGACACAGCAGGTAATCTGCTCATCCGCAAACATAAAGATTATGGTCCAAAGAACATCTCTCACAGTCCAGGTGGAGCACTCAACGGATTACGAGTGCGTATGCACGACAAGGTGGCTAGAATCAATCACCTCGTTGATAGTGAAGTCGCTCCCTCAAACGAGTCACTTCGAGACAGTTTCCTAGATCTACTTAACTACTCTGCTATTGCAATGATGGTCCTTGATAAGACTTGGCCTGAGATACCAGAGGAAAAATAATGAAACCATTTAAGATAAGAAAAGTTGCTAGAGAAGTTTATCCTTATGATGTCTATGATGTCATTGAACTATACAAGGCTAAGATTATTGACCTCAATGAAGCGCGTTATCTATCTGCTGAATGTATGAACTCTAGTATGTTCTTCGAGAAGAAACCTAATGACTGAAAAGTATTCGTGGTACAAGGCTGCATTACGCAGAAAGAAAATAGCAGAAGCAAAGACACTAAAGGCTGCCCGTTACGTAGATGAGATGAATAAGAGAGCCAATGACAAATCAACTGCACCCAATACTAGATGATTTAGTTCCTTCTGTGGTGACTACAATCTACCGCAGATTCAGAACATACACAGAACGAGGCGACCTACTGCAAGAGGCGTGGGCTTTTGTTTTATCTCGCGCTGAACATTTCAATGATGTTCTTTCCGAGGAGAATGAAGTCCAACGTAAGTGGAATGAAAAGAAAATAGCGTGGCAAATACGTAGAGCATTAGAGCGTTATGCTAGAAAAGAAAAGGCCAGTAAGTCTGGCTATCAACTAAACGATGAGGCTTACTACGACACAGTTACTATCGCCCAACTACTTCCGTTTGTTATCAAGAGTTTTATTAGTGAGACAGCACTAGAGCAGAGCCAAATACTTATCAATGATGGCACACCTAGAAAGCCTTCTGCCCCTGCTGAGGGTGGTAACTTGCTGGCTATGCTGGTAGATATTAAGAAAGCCTACGAGAAGTTAGATAAGTATGACCAAGATATTCTTAGACTCAGATACCACGACAACCTAACACTTCAAATTATGAGTGAGTATTTAGAATGTGCTATCTCTACTGTTGATCGTAGATGCACCCAAGCACTACGAAAACTACAAAATAATATAGGAGGCGAAAGCCCTTGGCAATAGTCATACAACTTTCCCAAGCAGAGGTAAGAGTCTGTGCTCTTATCGCTGTTGAACGTTGGCTAGTCAAGTTCGGTTCAGAAGATAGACCTAACTACGCTGCTGGTAAAAGGTTTGGTAAGTTAGAACCAGAGATTAACGCAAACATAAGAGCCAATGTTGCTGAGTGGGCAGTCGCTCGCCACTATAACCTTGGTTGGAATATGCCTTGGTATCCCAATGACCTACACAAAACACGTAAGAACATCTCTGACGTTGGTGACCTTGAGGTTCGCACTATCAGAACACAGACTGCTATCCCCTTTTGGAAGAAAGACGTAGGGCGCACTATTGTTGGGGCAAAGGTCCTCGATGATGAATACTATTCGCTTGTGGAAATCTATGGCAAGTTTCAGGCTGACGAATATATGGTAGACCAGTTCGCCGATCTTTCTATTGACGGCTGGCGTGTGCCTGTGGAGTTATTAGAAGTATGAAGTATGAATATGAGTGTCCCAACTGTGGCAATGTGTTAATGATTATCAGGTCTATCCACGATATCGAAGTGGACTATGACTGCCCTGCCTGTGGCACAACTGTGAATAGAAAGTATGAAGCCCCCGCCATTACGTTCAATGGCAAGGGCTTCTACTCTACTGACTCGAAAGGATAAGGAACTAGTCAGTAGTGTCTGTGCTTTTCAGCAAATCTTTTAGCCTTGCAAGGTGTTCCATAACGGACATCAATGTAACGTAAGCCTCGCAGTATTTGGAGTTCAGGCTTTCGACTTCTCTCTCCAAGCAGTTGAGCAATTCCGAAAGCGCTTGACTTTGGGTTCTGTGCGAAGTGGTCAAACCTGCTCTCACGGGTCCATAAGGATTCAAGACAGGCCCACTCTCTCCCTCTCCAACCAAACGCAACCCACGCATATTGCTTTGCCAGTTTTCTGTTCTCATTCTTCTCCTTCCAAGTCGCCTTCGCCCTCTGTATTTCCGTCGGTTTGCTTGGGTCTAGGTGCGTTGTCGTATCCATCTGTATCAGTAAAAATGCCATCGCTATTATCGGTAATGCCAGTAATGTCCAGCCACGCCTTGCCATTAGCCTCATCAGATAACCTCTCCTGCTCAAGTATTGCCTTGTATTGGTCGGGATACTGCTGGGCTAGGCGCGTTTGCGCTCGCCCTCTTGCTCGCTGGTAGTTGCGTAGCCATACGGCTCGCTTCTCAGCGTTTGCCTTGCGTTTATCTGTTGCCTTCATTCAGTTTGCCTCGTCCTATCATTTAAGTAATCATCAAGGCACACAATAGCGTATGCGATAGTGCAGATAAAGATAACAACCAAGAATAGCATTAACCTTTCTCCTTCTCGTTCACTATGGTAGCCAAGACTATTGCAGTTATATCTATCTTATCTATGACTAACTTAGGCTCCTCTATATCTTCCTCGTTCCATACTGATACGAAGAGTTTATTATCTAGCCCCCTTCTGAACCACTCTATTGCTTGCGAGGCGCTCGCTCCTCCCCAAGTCGAGTCTGAGCGCCTGTCTACTACCTCATAGAAGTTAATTAGTTTCATCTGCCTTGCCCTCCTTGTTCTTTAGGTGTTCCAGTTGTCCGAGCGCAGATACCATACGAAGCAGGTTCTTGCTTGCCTCCTCGACCTTGTTATCGGTGGCTTGTTGGATAAAAAGATCCCTGCATAGGTCTGCCTTTGCTTGATAGTATTCTTTATTCATTACCTTCCTCCTGATTTGGTAAGCACCCCACGCAGTATGCGTAAGTGTGTATCTCCACATTTCCCTTGCTATCTGCCCACACAACATCATCTTCTTCTATGTCGGTGTAGCACTTTACGCAGGTGTATAGGTTAGGCGTTCTCATTACCTTCCTCCTCCTCTTTCATCTTGATTAAATCATCTATCTCAGGCTTTATCTCTTGTCTTGGGCAGTCCTCATAAGGGAACTGCTCCTGCTCTTCACATAGGCAGAAGTTAAACCTCTCCACCTGTGTAGTATGGGTTAGTTCTGCTAGTTCTCCCCAACTTATTGAGTCCTCAGTCATTAACTCCCTCTCTCTCCCTCTTATCGGTTATCTTGCTTAGTATTACTAGCCCTAGATAGATTACTAGAGCGTAGATAATAACTTGCATTAAGGCCCAAAAGCCTCCCACCTGAACGCTAGTTAGGCGGTCTAGTATGAACTCTAGGCTCACTTGATCGCCTCCTCTTTCTCTGAAATCATTTGGCCTGTGCGTATGCCAGCAATTAGGCTACGCAAGGTGCGCTCTGCCTCTGCCTTAGTCCCTCCGAGGTAATCGCTAAACCCGCGAGGCTCCCAATGCCCTGAGCCATATTTACTACCGCCCGAAAAATGGACACGAAAAGCCCGCCCGTAAGTCTTGCTCCCCGCCTGTAAAACTAGGTGGGGGCGCTTGTTCGATTCGTAGGTGTCCTCCACCTCTTCCCCCTCTAGTAAGGGTCTTACCAATTCTTCAAGAATACCGACTAGACGGCGCAAGTCTTCCATTGTTGTTTGCATTATTCGCCCGCCTCTGCGCTTAGTAGGCGCATCACAAAATCGTAGGCATCTTGGCCGACATCGGCGTATTCTTTCAAAGCATCGCCAAGATAATCGAGTTCAAGATATCCAAGCATCGGGCGGGCTAAGTCATACAGGCAAGCGCCTAGTTCCTCCTGCGAGTAACCTATAAGGTCTAAGAATAAAGTCATCGGACCTTTTCCTGCCTCGTAGTTTGTGCTCCATTGGTAAAGCCCTACAATATGAGGAAAACGCTCCTCTCCTTGCTCTAACACTTGTTCTAGTTGCGTTGTTGTTTCCACTTTCTTATCCTTTCATCATTGGAGGCTAGTCCCTCCCCTCCCCACTAGGTTAGAGTAACCTAGCAGGAAAGGCAAGCACTAGAGGTTAAAGTCGAAATCTATCGCCTCGCCGTGTTCGGTGATGGCCCGCTCTAACTTGTCCCGCGCCCCTAAATCTACCTCGCTCTCTTCGGGGCTCTCATCTGCTAACGCTTTCTTTAGGTCTGCCTCGCTTATCACAAAGAGAGTTAGGCCTTGCCCTGTTTCGGTGTCCATTGTCCACCAATCGCCGTTTTCGTTTGCCACATAGAAAGTGCTCATTATGCGCCCTTTCTGTATCTCTTGGTTATCTTGACGGCTACAATCACCGCAAGGGTTAGGCCAATTCCTAGCCAGGAGGCGTAGAAATCAAATTGAGCGGTCTCAAATGCTAACCCCTCGCTACCTAGTTCTATTAATAAATATCTGTCCATTTTCTTATCCTTTCATAGTGGAGGGCTTAGCCCCTCCTTACCCTCCAAGGATACTCTAACCCTTGGAGGATAAGCAAGGTCTAAGCGATATTGAAATATTCTGAAATTGTAGGGACTTTTGATAGTCTATTTTGAGAGTTTTGTTTTTCTGCTTTAACTTTTGCTTCTGCTTCTGTTTTGGTATCAAAAGTGAAAACCTTTTGAAAACCAAAAGACGCATTAGAAATAACTGCTTGAAACTTACCATCTTTTGTTGCTTTTACTTTTGCGTTCATTTCTTATCCTTTCTATTATCGGCTGTGTTACCGATAGAGAGAACATTAGACGAGGCTAATCTAACTGTCAAGCGGGAAACGATAACAATTTGATAACGATTTACTGAGAGAAACCTGAGAGAAACTGTGAGGGTAAAGTAGAGGTTGAGGGTTAGGCTAGGTGAATCGGTGGGCGGTTTATTAAAAAGAAAGATAATAAAAAGGTAGGGAACAGGGGGCGCGATAGTGCCGATGATGGAGAGCGCCCTCATAACTTCAAGGCAACAGGCAGAACACAGCCCGTTCACAGCCCGTTCACAGGTAGAAAAAAACAAGACCCCCCGTTGCTAAGAAACGGGCGGGCGTGTACTGTAC